TACGGGTTATTACGCCAAGTTTACTGTGATGTACATTCACAATACTGGTGGTTCGACTAAGCACATTACTGTTCAATGGTATGACGCAAGCACTGCTACTACCTTGGATATTCTTACTAACTACGACTTTACTTCAAAGCAATACCTTCAGTTTGATGGCAATGCTTATATCGTTTTAGAAGAAGGCGATAGAATTCAAATTACTACTCAAAGTGCAAGTTCCTTCAGTTTTATTGCCACATTTGAGGTTCAGGGAGCACAAAGAACATGACCTACTTAGAACTTGTAAATGATGTTCTCACCCGTTTGCGTGAGACAAATGTTTCTACAGTCTCAGAAACCTCCTATTCCGCATTGATTGGCAAGTTTGTCAATGATGCTAAACGTCAGATTGAAGATTCCTATAATTGGAATGTTTTAGGACAAACGATTACAGTTACTACTACTTCTGGCACAAGTTCATATTCTTTGACAGGTGCGGGTCAGAAGTTTCGTGTTAATGACGCTATCAACACTACCAGTGTTATTACTTTAGATAACACCACTGTTGCGGACATGAACCGCAAACTCAACTTTGGTACGCCTTCACAGTCTATTCCTAGCGAGTTTTGCTTTAGTGGTGTAGATGGTAGTGGCGATACAAAGGTTGACTTGTTTCCCGTCCCTGATGGTGTTTATACACTGAAGTTTGATGTAACTGTCCCACAGGCTAATCTGTCTGCTGATGGCACATCTGTGAAGGTCTTGGACTACTTGGTGACTCAAAGTGCCTATGCTCGTGGTTTGATTGAGCGTGGTGAGGATGGAGGTACTGCTTCTAATGAAGCGTACGCTTTGTTCCGTGGAATGCTCTCTGACGCTATTGCATTGGAAAGCACTCGTTACCCTGAAGATAACTTTGTGGCGGTCTAATGGCATCTCCTTTACAAAGTCAAAGCATTAGCGCACCAGGCTTTTTTGGCCTGAACACGCAAGACTCGCCTTTAGATTTATCTTCTGGCTTTGCTTTAACTGCTGTTAATTGTGTCATTGACCAATTTGGTCGTATTGGCTCAAGAGAAGGCTTTTCGCTTGTTAATTCCTCATCAGGAAATCTAGGCTCTAACGATGTGGGTGTGATCCATGAGTTAGTTCAAACTGATGGCACTTTGACTGTTTTGTTTTCTGGAAACAACAAGCTATTTAAATTTGGCACTTCTAATGTAGTGACTGAGTTGACCTATGGTGGTGGCGGTTCTGCTCCTACCATTACGGCAAATAACTGGCAGTGTGCATCCTTAAATGGCATTGCTTATTTCTTCCAAACTGGTCACGATCCACTCATCTTTGACCCCGCTGTTAGCACAACAACATTTAGACGGGTATCTGAGAAGTCAGGCTATGTTGGTACTGTTCCGCAAGCCAACATTGCTATTTCAGCATTTGGTCGCTTGTGGGTAGCTAATACTGCTACTGACAAAGTAACCATTACCTTCTCTGATCTGATTGCAGGTCATGTATGGGGTGGTGGCACTTCAGGAACATTAGATGTGTCTAGGGTATGGCCTAATGGTTCTGATGAAGTGATGGGGTTAGCGGCTCACAATGATTTCTTTTTCATCTTTGGCAAGAGGCAGATTCTTGTCTACTCTGGTGCTTCAACCCCCGCTTCTCTTGTCCTATCAGACACAGTAGGCTCTATTGGATGTATTGCTAGAGACACCATTCAGTCAATTGGCACAGATGTGATCTTCTTGTCGGACTCAGGTGTTCGTTCTTTGATGAGGACGATTCAAGAGAAGTCTGCACCCCTTAGAGACTTGTCTAAAAATGTTCGCTCAGATTTAACAACTTCTGTGGCGGGAGAGACTTTAGCTAATTTAAAGTCTGTTTACTCAGAGAAGAATGCTTTTTACTTGTTGTCACTACCAATATCAGCAAGCGTCTTTTGTTTTGATACAAAGATGCAATTGCAAGATGGTGCTTTTAGAGTAACAAAGTGGGATTCAATTACACCAACAGCCTTGTACTCTCTAAGAAATGGTGACTTGTATATTGGTAAACGAGGCTTTATAGGAAAGTATGGAACTTTCTTAGATAACACTTCTACTTACCGATTGAGCTACTTCACCAACCATGCAGACCTTGGTAATGACAATCAGATTTCCATTCTCAAACGAATTAAGACAATCATCATTGGTGGCTCTAACCAGTTCGTGACGATCAAGTGGGGCTTTGACTTTGCTGCCAATTATTTGTCAGGCAATGCTTTTATTCCTACACAACAGAACTATGAGTACGGCCTTGCTGAGTATGGAATAGCAGAATACTCTGGTGGACTCTTGATTAAAACATTAGATGTGAACGCATCTGGTGCTGGCAAGGTTGTTCAAACAGGTTACGAAACCACTATCAACGGCACTCAACTGTCAATTCAGAAGATTGAGATCCAATCTAAGAACGGGAAAATATCGTGAGTAACTATACAAAATCCACTAATTTCGCTACCAAAGATAACCTCTCGCCTGGTGATCCACTCAAGGTCGTCCGAGGTACTGAGATTGATACTGAGTACAACAACATTGCCACTGCTATTGCGACAAAGACAGACAATGCTTCTGCCGCAATTACGGGCGGTACGATTACAGGTATCACAGACTTAGCAATTGCTGATGGCGGTACGGGTGCTTCTACAGCGGCTACTGCTCTGAACAACCTCTTGCCAAGCCAAACCTCTGCGGCTAACAAGTATCTCCAATCGGATGGTACTAACGCTTCATGGGATGCGGTAAGTCTTTCTACTGCTGACATTACTGGCACTTTAGCCGTGGCTAATGGTGGTACGGGTGTAACTTCATCTACAGGCACAGTTGCTGTAGTGTTGTCAAACTCGCCAACATTGGTGACACCCGCCCTTGGTACTCCTAGTTCCGCAACCTTAACAAATGCTACGGGTTTGCCAATCTCTACGGGCGTGAGTGGTTTGGGTACAGGTGTAGCAACCTTTCTAGCGACTCCATCAAGTGCAAATCTAGCGGCTGCTTTGACAGATGAAACTGGTAGCGGTGCTAACGTCTTTGCAACAAGCCCAACACTTGTTACTCCTATTCTTGGTACTCCAACAAGCGCAACATTGACTAATGCAACTGGCTTGCCAATCAGCACGGGTGTATCAGGTCTAGGAACGGGCATTGCTACTGCTCTAGCGGTTAATACAGGCTCTGCTGGTGCGCCTGTTATCAATGGTGGTGTATTGGGTACACCCTCTAGCGGTACTTTAACAAACGCAACTGGTTTGCCTTTGACAACTGGAGTGACAGGAACATTACCTACTGCTAATGGCGGTACAAACCTAACATCATTCACATCAGGCGGTGTGGTTTACGCATCTAGTTCTAGTGCATTGGCTACTGGAAGTGCGCTTCAGTTTGATGGAACTAATTTGGGTGTGGGAGTTACTCCGAGTGCTTGGGGAGGGTCTTTCAAGGCATTTCAAATTGCTAGTGGTGGAACATCTTTATGGTCTGATGGCTCTGTGGCGTTTTACAACCGCAATACGTTTTATGACGGTACAAACCGAAAATATGTAGTGAACGGTTTTGCACAAGAGTATGCACAACTTAATGATGGAAGCCATGCGTGGAAAATCACATCTTCTGGGTCTGCTAACGGGAACATCACCTTTACTCAGGCGATGACTCTAAATGCAAGTGGCAATCTAGGTATTGGTACAACTTCGCCAGCAAATCCTTTGCACATTGTAAGCAATAGTCTTTCACAATTAAATGTTTCTGCTTTATCAGGAAACACAAATGCACAGATAAATCTTGAACCAACTGGTACAGGTATTGCACTTATTGGTCCTGCTAGTCCTTTTCCTTTGGCTTTTAGAACAGATGCCACAGAACGAGCCAGAATAACGTCAGCGGGTGACTTGCTGGTGGGGACTACGAGTACCCCAAATGGTGGTAGTAATTTTTACGTTGCTGGTGGTGGAACAATTTTAAATACTCAAACTGATGTAACAACTGGCACTAATAACATCGTATTCCGAAACGGCAATGGTAATGTTGGCTCAATTTCTACTTCTGGTTCATCAACTGCTTACAACACATCATCCGACTATCGCCTAAAAAACACCATTGCACCCATGACGGGTGCATTGGCAAAAGTTGCTCAACTCAAACCAGTTACTTACAAGTGGAACGCTGATGGCTCTAATGGCGAAGGCTTCATTGCTCACGAGTTGGCTGAAGTTTGCCCAAGTGCTGTTACTGGTGAAAAAGATGCTGTAGATGCTGATGGGAAAATTAAACCTCAAGGCATTGATGTTTCATTCTTGGTGGCTACATTGACTGCGGCTATCCAAGAACTCAAAGCAGAATTTGATGCCTACAAAGCATCACACCCATAATCTTTAAAAGGAAAATATCATGTCAGTAACTTGGACTATCTCCCAACTTGACCGCAAAACAGCAGATGGCTTTGTAACGACAGCCCACTGGCAAGCCACAGCAGTAGATGGAGAACACACAGCATCCATCTATTCAACTTGCTCATGGTCAGATGGAACTGTCAATGTCCCTTATGCGGATTTGACAGAAGCAACAGTTTTAAATTGGGTCTGGGAAACAGTTGATAAGACTGCGACTGAGACTGCTCTAGCGGCTCAGATTGAAGCTAAGAAGAATCCTGTTAGCGCATCTGGAAAGCCTTGGGGTCAAGCATGAAGCTAGAACTAGACATTAACGAGATTAACTTTGTTTTGCAGACATTGGGAAACCTCCCATCGTCTAGTGGCGTGTGGCCTCTGATCGTTAAGATTAAAGAGCAAGCAGAGGCACAAGTGCCTAAAGAAGAGGAATAAATATCATGGCCGTGACAAATAAAGAAATTGTAGATTTTCTAACATTAAATCCAGGCATTAGTGATGCCGATATTTTTGCGGCCATGAGATCAAATGGGATTTCACCTTATCAGCTTTCGGCTGCTACAGGTCTTCCATTAAACAATGTTATTGCAAGAATTTCCCCACTACTTCCTCAAAATCAGGCTATATTGCTTGGTGATACATGGATTCAAGGAAATTATCAAACTATTGGCTCTGGAGAAGATCAACAGATTGGCCCACTTGAGAGCATCAATGTTTATAAAACAACTGGTGGCGTCAACGATAAGGTTACTGAAGGCACAGACATTCAGAACTATTCTCCTACTGGTGAGTTTATCCAAACCACCAAAATGGGGAAAGACCTTTCATTCTTTGGCGGGATAAAACAAGCTCTAAAAGATCCGTATGTTTTGGGTGCTTTAGCACTTGCAACTGCTGGTGCTACTGGCTTATTAAGCGGTGGTGCGGGAGCTGCGGCTACTGTTGGTACTACTGGTTTAACAGCGGCTGAGTTGGCTGCTTATGATATTGCATTAGGTGGTGCGGGTGGTACTACTGGTGCAACTACTCTTGCATCTGCTTTGACTACTGGTGCGACTGTACCTACCTTAACAAACCTAACAGGTGGTAGCGGTCTTCTTACGGGTGAAGCAGCGGGGATTACGGCTCAATCTGTTGCAGATAAGTTGGCGGCAGATGCGGCTGCTCAAGCTCAAGCTAGGATTGCTGCTGATGCGATTGCTGCAGATGCGGCTGCTCAAGCGGCATTAACTACTACAGATGTAGCTATAGGTGGTGGTGCTTTAGCTGGTACACCACCAGCAACTGTACCTGGCTTGCTAACACCTCCAATAGTTACACCTCCTGTTGTTACTGCTCCTCCTGTTGCTGTAGCTCCTCCAGTTGCTGTTACACCTCCTACCGCAGTTACTCCAGTGCCTCCAGTTGCTGTTGCTCCTCCTGTAGTTGCAGCTACTGCAGTGCCTCCTGCGGTTATTCCTCCAGTTGTAAGTGCAATAGCTGCTCCAGTTATTAAGAGTCTTGTTACTCCTACAAACGTAGCTAATTTAGTAAATACTGGCGTTACTACTGCGGCAGGTCTTCTCCAACAACAGACTTCTCGTGATGCGGCTGTTAAAGCGCAACAGATGATTGATGCTGAGACTGCTGCGGCCAAGGCTGCGGCTCAGTTCCGTCCAATAGGAATGACTACTCGTTTTGGTACTTCACAGTTTCAAGTCGATCCTATAACAGGGCAGTTGAAAAGCGCAGGATACACACTAAGCCCTGAAGCTAAAGCTCAACAAGACCGATTTGTTGCTTTGTCAAATAAAGGTTTAACACAAGCAGAACAAGCACAACTCGAATTTGCTCCTTTGCAAACAAGCGCACAGAAGATGTTTACTTTGGGTCAAGGCTATTTGGGTGGTGTAACAGATCCTAATCTTGCTAAAATTGCATCTCAATATCTTACTCAGTCTCCTGAGAGCAAAATGCTTACTTCTCTTGGAGGTCAGTACATTGCAAAATCTCCAGAACAAGTTGCTCAGAACTATCTAAATCAACAGATGGCATTGTTGCGACCAGGCAGAGAGCTAGAGTTGGCTAATCTGCAAAACAGACTCCAACAACAAGGTCGTGGTGGTCTTTCTGTGGCTCAAGGTGGTACTTATGGTGCTACTACTCCTGAACTACAGGCTTTGTATAACGCTCGTGCTATGCAAGAGGCTCAGTTGGCGGCTAGTGCGCAACAAGCAGGTCAGCAACAAGTTCAATTTGGTGCGGGATTGTTTGGAACAGGTCAACAACTTGGAATGCAAGGACAACAATTCGGAATGGACACATTGGCTAGACAGCAAGCCCTTGAACAACAGAGATTGGCACTTGGCACATCTCTTTATAACCAAGGTGCTCAGAATCTTGGTCAGTACTATGCGGGTCAGCAAGCGGCTTATGCACCTTATACAACTGCTATGGGTCAAACACAGGCTTTGGAAGCGGCAGGACAACAACCCTTTACATTGGGTGCAAGTCTTGGTCAAACATCGGCTACAGCGGGTGCAAGAATGGGTGCTTTAGGTCTAGAGGGTGCAAATATTAGCCAAAGATTGGCTACGGGTGCAGCCGCTACTACCAATCCTTATGCAACTGCTGCAAGTGGTTTAGCCGCTAATCCTGTATTTGGTCAGGTGGTTAGTGGATTGTTTGGTAATCAAGCAACAAGTGCATTAGATTTTAGTGCATACGGAACAGGTGACGCAGGTTTTAACAGAATGATCCAAGACATTTACGGATAAGGACACATCATGGCAGAAAATATTGTAGCTAGTCTGTTCGGTCTAAGCCCCGAAATGTATGGTGAACAGCAACGTAGAAGTGCTTTGCGTGAGGGCATTGAACTTGCTCAACTAGACCCTGCGGCTCGTGGTGCGGCAATGACCTATGCGGGTGCTAAAGGCTTTGCTGGTGCTTTGGGTGGTGCTATGGGCATAGAAGACCCACAACTGAAGATGATTAGTGCTAGAAACTCTATTGCCCAACAGATAGACCAGACTAACCCTGAGTCGATCTTAAAAGGCGCACAAATGTTGGCACAGATGGGCGATCAACAAGGTGCTATGGCTTTAGCTCAATATGCTCGTCAAGCACAAAGTGAGACTGCTCTTGTCCAACAAAGACGGGCGGCAGAACAAGCATCTTTGGCTCAAGTGGCTAAAACTCAATTGTCTATCAAACAAGAAGAGCAACTTCGTGATGAGTTGTCTAAATTGCCACAAGGTGCTACGCAAGAGGATGTTCTTGCTATTGTTACCAAGTATGGTTCACCAGATAAAGTGTTGGCGGCTTTACAGGCTTCTGCTGATAAGGCTGCAGCTAATGTAGCAAGAACTGAGTCTGCACAATTGACTAACCAAGCAAGAATTGATGCGGCTAAGGTTGCGGCTGATGCTAGGATTGAAGCGGCTCGTGTGGCTGGTGCTACTGCCTTACAAATTGCTCAATTGAGAGCCGATTCTGCTAAAGAAATGAGAGAGTTAACGGCTTCACTTAAAGGCCCAAAAACTCTTGCTCCTTCTCTGCAAAAAGAGGAAGATAAAGAGCTTGAGTTGGTTGATTCATTAATTGCTCGTGAGACTTCATTAGCTCCCGCTATTGCAACATTGACTCCTGATCCTAAGACTGGCAAACCACCTTTGGAACTTGGCCCTGTCAACAATCTGCGTTATCAAGCACAGAATGCCGCAGGTAACTCTAGTGTTGAAAGCCGAAACTATGCGGCTTTGCAACGTGCTGTTCAAGAGGCTACCAACTTGAAGACAGATGCGGCTAAAGGTGTTCAAACTGATAAAGACGTTTTGCGCTTTGCCAATGAACTTATTGCGGCATTTGGTGGAAATGATACAAAAACCACACTTGAAGCTCTCAGTAACTTTTCTAAATCTACTGCAAAAGCTAAAGAAAATGCTCAAAAACGCATTGATAGCAGACGTAAATCACAAGGTGTAGAACCTTACTATGGCCCTGCGGTTGGTACTGCACAAAACCCTATTAAACTGGACTAAAGGTAAGCATCATGGCGACTGTTTATGAATACAAAGGCGCATCCTATGAGCTACCTGATGGCTTATCAAATGAAGCCGCTTTAGCAAAGATTAAGGCTAGTTTAGGTGAAGGACAACCTTCTGCCCAACCTACAACTCCACCTACAACTCCACCTACTACTCCATCTACTGCCGAAGCTCCAAAAGACCAAAGTCTAAGTGATATGCTTAGACGACAACTTGGTTTGGCTACTCGTGCAGTAGTTACAGGTGTTTCTGCTCCTTCAAACATTGTTACTGACTTTTTAAGTGGTGCAGCTAATGTTGGCGCAAACATTATTGGATCAGAAAAGCGTGTTCCTTATTTATCTAGGGAGCAAAGCAAAGGTTTGACTCAATTGGGTGTTCCTGAGCCTGAAACTGGTATTGAAAGAGCCGCACAAGCGGGTATGCAAGGTTTAGTATCTGCGGGTGGAATGGCGGCTACTGCTCCAAAATCAATCTTTGGTGCTGATTTAGTTCGTCAACTTCCTGCGGCTACCGCTGCTCCAATGGTTGCACAACCTGTTGCAGAAGTTACCAAAGAAATTACTGGTAGCGACATGGCGGCTACGATTGCCGCTTTAGGTGTCTCTGGTGCTGTTGGCAAGACTACTGGTGATATTTCTGGTCGTATTGCTACGGGAAAACAACCAACTACTACGATGGCTGATGTTCAGCAAAAGGCTACTCGTGCTTATACAAAGGTTAGCGATCAGGGAATTGAAATATCTGGTCAAAATGCCACAAGCCTTGTTGACAAAATAAAAACTCGTTTAGACGCTGTTGATTACATTCCAGAAAATGCCGCACCTGTTGCCAACATTTTGAACAAATATGAAAGCATCCTTCAGCGTGGAAACATTACTTTTGACAATGTTGAGCAGATGCGTAGGTTGGCAAATAACTTAAAAGGCAATCCCGATAAGAACATTCGTAGACTTGCAAGTGAAATGGTTGATAGCATTGATGAACACGTTGCCGCTTTGTCTCCCAAAGATGTGGTGTCTGGTTCGGGTGGAATTGATGTTGCCGTTAAGACAATCATGGAAGCCCGTAAAGACTTTAGAAACCTAAGTCGTGCCTCAACACTTGATAACATCTTAAATGTTGCAGAAACCAAAGCCTTGAATCCAAGTGCATCTGAGAGCGAGTTGATTCGCCAAGGGTTTAT